GGGTCATTGTCTCTTTTTACTACAGCAATGCCCAATGTGGTCAAATCATTAACGCAACGTCTATAGACAGACTCGTTAAAGTCGTTCCACTTCAACGTCATGTTGGTAGCAATCTGAGCGGCAATCTCTGAAGACGACTTAATGTTGTTCTCCATAAAGATTTCAGCCTCCTCCAACGTATCTGGTACCTCTTCTTTATCAGAGATCTTCACCCCAAGCTTTTCCTGGATCTTGGCGATTTCCTTCTTCTTCTTAACCATGATCTCAGTTTTCCTTCTTTCTCTGTCTTTTTCTGACGAAGAAAGCGGATCAACAGCTTCTAGATTAGGGTAAGGGTCAGACGATAAAATTTTATTCGTTACGATCCGAACAAACTTGGGCAGAATAGGAACTGGAGTAAAATCCAGATTCAAGAAACTGCCGTCACCATTGCTGGGATCTAAACTTGTCAGGAGCTGCCTGTAAATTCCAGTGTCCTGAGTTCCGTTAGCATAACTTCTATTTCTATCAAACACATTACTCCTACGTCTCATCAAGGAGTTGTCCTGCTCAATAGAACCCCACTGGCTTGCCATTGCTTTTGCGTAGCGCAAGCCGTATTCCCTCCCTTCTTTAAGCGATCTGGGAGCTAAGGGGTCAGGGAAGCTTATACTATTTTTTGATTGCTTGCCGTACATCTAACGGCAAATATAAGAAATTCAAGAGTGCCACTCTCGGACCTTGTATTTTCTAAAGAACTTCTTGTCATCAAAACTAGCTTTAGGCTTTTCTGGCTTTCCTTTTTGTGCCGCTAGTAGAGCAAGACCAGAGCTGATTGTTAAGTCAAACTTGGTTCTGTTATTAATTTTATAGCCAATCCAATCCTCAAGAGTTCGGTTAAAATACATGTTTCCAAACTCTTCTGTTTCTGGCTTTACCCCTACATGGTTATGAATATAAGCTTCTATCGCGTGAGCGTGGGATTGAATCACATCCTGCGAATTAGATGGGATTCCTTTTGTTTTGACGTTAACGCTTGAGCTCCCTGACTGCAAGTGTTTGGGCCTATCCATAATGTACCCATCGTAACCTCTTGATTCAAAGTATCTTACAATACCATACTTGTTGTTTTCTACAAGCAATGGGTAACCATAGTAAAAAGCACACATGAGAACATCTTCATAAAAGATGCTTGCTAGGTCTGGTCGAGAGGCATATTCCACAACAAACATATTGGAAGGCGCTTTCATATTAAACTTATTATACATATGTAAAGCACCTTTAGATCCTCTGCCATCTACCGTCTGATCAAGGTCATAGGAGTCAACTCCACCCACGCCGATATCTTTATTAGCTGGGTATCTCTTCCCCCTTTCTACATATGATTTGTTTCTGTCAGCGGCATCAGGCTGCCAAGTAATTCTAAACCTTCCGTTTGGATCTGGAGAAAATATAACCTCTTTGTCTTTTTCTTTCCACATAAAGTTTCCCTTAACTACAGGATTGGGAAACATGTTGTTATTCCAGTCGATCTGCTGGTAAATCTTACCGATATTAAAGACACTACCTTCGATACTGTCTCGGAATGCCTCTTCTTCCGTCCAAGGGAACTGCCTAACTACCTCGTTTAATTCTGACGGATCGTTTTTAAGGCTGTCTCTTTCGTTTTTAAGATAGGTTTTAGCGCCCATGCTAATCATCTCACCATCGACTCCCTCGATAGGTTCTTCTGGATCGTCAATTACAGGATTACCGTACTTGTCAAAGAACCCCTCCAAAGCTTCATATGCTGGAACGAATATGCGATACAGGCCAGTTTTTGTTCTGCCGTTAGCATTGCGCTCGAAGGGATCAGAGTCGTCCCACAGAACTCTGTACTCGCTTCCTCCATTATCCATAGGGTTTACCGTAGAACCCACCAAAGCCTTGCCCACCACCTTGCGACCCACGATAAGACAAGTTCTTTCAATGCGCCAAGCTTCACGTATATCAGCAGGCTTCTCCCACTTACCCGCCTCATCGAGGTACAACATGTGAAGCTTTTCACCATCGTATGCGTTGTTTGTTGTGTTTTTCCAGTTGATTATAGTGTTTAGTGCATCTCCAGATCTAGAAGTCTTGTTAGACTTAGTTATTCTTTTTGACGGTTCTCGGAATGCCAGCTCCATACGGGGGTTGGTGGTACCGTCTTGAATTGGCTTAAAGAAAAATGGATACGATTTAAAAATCAGTACCACCTTCTTCATGAAGATGTTTTCCTGAGCATCTTTACCAGTCTTTGACTGTATGCCCAGCAGCTTGTCTTTAACCTGACTAGCTTCGTCCACAAGAACAGAGGAACAGATATTAGTATAGCCAGAACGCCGACACTTAGTATAAAGCTGACCGATACAACGGGAATCAGCTTCGCAAGCAGCCATGTGTATAAAGATCTCACGTTGGAAGGCAAGATAGTAAGGATATCCCACATCAATTTTTGACCACTGGAGAAGCATGTAATGTCTCCCTGTAATGTACGTAGGGACACCATTGTTGTAAAACCAAACACCGTTACGCCTGCGCTCAAACTCTTTTTCGATAAAAGGAGAAAACTTTTTTCGAAATTCGGAAGGCTTCTCGAACCACTCATCCATACTTCTAATCCTTTGCAGTTCCTCTGGCAAAGGTTGGCGCTTCCACAGCTGCATCTCTTTTGGTGAGTCATGGAAGAGAATCTCCGATCGGGGCGGCTGTTTCGGAAGAGCAATTTCAAGCCCCTGGATCTCGATGATCTCTCCGACTGTACCGTTAGGGTCGATAACAATATGTTCATTTGCTTCTTCCATACCTTCCCATATTACCTAGAGATGGGACTCCTTTTTTAGGGTTAGAAAGATGCATGTACTGACCGCATGGGCACTTTATGTCATGCACTACTCCATTTTCCGTAACCTTAATCGAAGCGGTAGAACATTCTGATTCGTGATCTCCGCAACCACAAATGTAATTAGCCATTTTTTATGAATTTAGGGTATGAAGAAACTACCGTATAAAGATCTTCAGGGAGATCTTCCTTAGGGTTTACAGTTAGGTATTTTATACCTCTGTTGAATATGTCTTTTCCTGTATCTATCGACTGATCAATATTTTCGTCAGAAAAGTATTTTTCAGAGTTGTACTCTGTGTGAGAAAAACTTTTGATCTTTTTTCGTATTACTTCCTTGCCTCCTAAAAAAGAAAAGTGCCAGCCTCCGTTTACACGTTTGACGTCTCTGTCTCTTCTGGTAAACCGCATATTCTGTGGAAGTGATTTGTACTTATCCCTGAAAACCTTTCCGATGCAAAACCTGGTAGTTACAATAGTTTCTCCAAAACCCTTGTTAGCCTTCATGTTTACGTAGTAGTAGTAAACAGGCATATTAAACACTCCGTCTTTAATTTCTTTGATAAGCGACATGTCTGGAAACTCGTCTACGTCACTAACCATTAACATGTCATTTTCTTTTGCGTCGTGAAATCCTTGAGCTATTGCGTTTCTTTGCATATACTCCACCTGCCATGCAGGACTTGTTGGCGTGTATGAACTATCGTTTTTAGATAAGTCTAAATGACTTATATCTGGATCGATTTTGACGTACCGTATCTTGCTTTCCCATTCTTTAAACCTCTCCCTATTCTCTTCAAAATGGTATGGTTTAGGATCTCCTTTAAAAGTTTTGTTTGATTCCACCAAAACAAAAACATCTACCTCGTCCCAAAGGAATTTTAATCGCATCTCAATTAAGTCGAGTTCATCCCTAAAAATAAATCCATCGTAAATCATGACCTAAATTTTCTTGAGTCTTCAACGGCAATAGGGTATAGGTCCTTCGACATACTAGTAGTTCCCCAGGTACCATCAATGTCTATGTGTATCTCATATACATCCTTATACTCCTGCATCATCCAGGTGTCTCCAGCGTATATTTTATATTCTTCTGGAATAGGCTTCCAGGTTGATTTTTTGCAAAAGAACAAACACCCCCAACCATAGCCAACTGAATGACCTTTTTTTATCGACTTGTCGGTGAATCCAAATCTTGGACGAAGCCTCTTAAACGACCCTCTCCATAGTCCGATCAAATCGTAAGAAATATTGCTGTTTGATACGACGTCTAAATACTTATTTACGTCAAAAAGAATATCGTCGTTACTAATTATTATGTCTTCGTTCTTGCAAATAGAAACACCCTTATTCCATGCTGGGTTTACAAAAGTGTTTTCAGGCTCCTCTATATGGACGACCTTATCGTATTTAGTTAGATCGACGTTCCTGGCCGATGTATCATTGTCAATTATGATTATCTCATCTACTAAGTTGCAGTCATTGTAACGCTGAATAAGTCGATCAGTAAGGTCAGACCTCCACATCGTTGGTATCAGCACACTATACATTTAGTATGAATTGCATTGACATTAAGGCCCCAACAGTATAACCAGCCGAACTAGAGAGTGCTATTCGGAATCTACCTTTCCATGTTTTCTCATCGGCTACATACCCAGCAAATGGGAGGGCTATGAATGGCCCCAGAAAAGCCCACAGCATTGTACTCCCCATATCCTTGTCGGCTACAGAGCTGATATACATGGTACTGCCCACCTCTAAAGCCAGAGCAGATAGGAAGATAATCAGGTATTTTTTATTTTTTTTCATTTGATTTAATTTGTACCCCCGCTAGGATTCGAACCTAGGGCCTACGCATTAGAAGTGCGTTGCTCTATCCAGCTGAGCTACGAGGGCATGTAGTTTATATCGTTGTATTCTGAGGTGTTATTTTGAGTAAAATCGTAATCACCCCAGTAAATCAATCCGCTAGGCTTACTTTGAAAACCTTTCTGCAAATCCTCCTGAGTAGTCTTTTTGTTCTTCGATTTGTCCATTTTCTCTGAGTTCTTTAACCATTTGTTCAAGCTTTTGTCGCTCGACTATAAGCTCTTTGCAATCTATGGCGGTTTGCTTAATGGACTGTAACTCTGCCTTTCTAGCTGAACCGTTTATTTCTGAGTCCACAGGTTTCTTGATCTCTTCGATCATATTGTCTATGGCGATTGCCATACTGTCCATCAGCTTCTGAGAAGCAGATACAGTGTTAAAGTTGCTTGTAGAGGAGCTCTGTGACCGCAACCCTGTAGTATTCTTTCCCATCGATTTTAATTCTGTAATCTCGATTTTTTTTGAACCCCACAACGTCTCCCTTCTCCAGACCAACCTCCTTTACTCCAAACGCTACTTTTCCTTTAGTCACTGGGGATTGCTTTAGCTTAACCACCTCAATAATCTCACTATCCTTTTTTTCTTCTTCCTCGTAAGGTTCTAGCAGAGTCCATCCAAACAACTGGTGGATTTCTCCAGTCTCCTGGTTTTTATAAGCAATCGCTTGGTTGGCAGATGCCTGTTGCTCGTTATAGAACACCAGGTACTTATCTTCTTCCCCAGGCATTATCTGCCCTTTGTCCAATACGACGTGGTGATGAAAATAAAGCGTATCTCCAGGCTTTGCTCCAGTTTCGTACCGAGCGGGAGGGTTATGTATAGGTCCTTCGTTTACCCTGTAGTCGAACTCGTTAAACCGCGTATCGACGTAAAGCTCCAGACCTGAGTCTGTAGTAATAGTGTCGTTTACGTTGTTTTTGAGTTCTACAATAAAAGCTTCTAGTGCTTTCATTAAAAGTTCAAATCAAATTCAATTATGCACGGCATCTCATCTACCGCTTTCCACAAAGATACGCCTTCTTCGTCTTTGATGTAAACCAGGTATCGATTTTTTGAATACTTGTGCAAGAAAGCCATGTCATGTACGATAGCTTCCACTTGGCCTCCGCCAGCTCTCATGCCGACGAAATACGCCATTCCGTCCTTCGGCTCTTTGCCGATGACGATCTTTCTAATTAATCCTTCCATATCAATTTAGGGATATACCAAGGTCGGATAGCAAGCCTCTTAAGTGATCGTCTGGGTCTTCGAACGTCTGTTCCATAATGGTTTTTATGGTTTCCAGCTCTTCAATAGACTCCAAATTGTAACTAAATAAGGATTTCATTTCCACCATCTCTTGGTCTTCGTCTTCAATTTGTTCCATAAACCCAAACACGAAAGCGCTAAGCACCCTGTCTGAATACCCACTTTTCTCAATGAACTCCTCTATTTCGTTTATCTTTGAGTAGATTTCAGCAAGAAACTCTGCGTCTTCGTAGTTCATGATTTATTTTTTACTAAGATACGAATTAATTAATGCCTAGGTCGGTAGTAAAAAGAAAGCGGATGTTCCGCGAGGTGTCGTTTTTAGACAGAAAGTACATAAATAATAACTACCTAAAGAACTTCCGATCGTGCAGGACTTTGTTTTGCGATTCAAACGATATATCGTTCAGTCACTTAGAGTTTCTTTTGTGGGCTTACGACAAAGAATTTTGGACCATAAACTACGCTGCCAGCGAGTACGGTTTTAACAAGCATAACTTCGGTAACAGAATCCTATACCCTATGGTAAAGGCGGGCCTGATATACAAACATTTCGATAAGCTCACGCCAAGCGGGACAGCCGACGACCACCTATTCAGAGAAGAAACCAAGTACAATTACAGGGTTAGGTATGGTATTACTCAGAAGGCTAGACTTCTGGTTCAAAGATTTTATAACACTCTTCACGAAAAAAACCCTGATCAAGAAGCGTAAGCTCCTGGTACTTGTCTGAAAGCTCCGATCTAGATTTGTATCTTGGGTATACATTAGGAGATTTCCTTATGTATGATTCATAAGAGTGAATGTCCGTACCGTCTTTTACATCAAAACAATCCTGCGGGTTAGAACTGATACACGTAGGCATTCCTTGATCCCCCCATTTTTTTACGAAAGCATCGTTTATTCTGCCGTCAAAGTTATGGGTGGTTTTATCAGGGTATATAGTAGGGAAGTTAACTGCGTTTCGCAGACTATAATTTAAATAAAACTGACCAGAATTGCATAAGTGTTTTTTCTCCCTAGTCTTAAACACACATGTACGTTGGGTATCCTTGTTTGCAGACACAATAACAAACCTGTTAGTTCCAAACGATACGAGTTTGTTCCCTTTTAAAGTTTCAATACACTTGTCCCAATAAGAGAAATCATTAAAGTTATTGCTATCTACTTTGCATACATAATCAGTATTCTTCCACAAAGCGTTTGTATAGGCAACCTCAAACTTTCTTGGCAGCGGAGAATTGGATATTGAGATATGCTCCAACCCTAAAAACTCAGCATATCTCTTCTGATCCTCTTCGTTTCCAAAGACAATACCCTGAGCTTTATGCCCAGCAGCATTAAACCTGTCTATTACTTTTTTCATGTGCCACATAGACATCCGAGTAACCTCTGGACGTTTGTGATACAACATAAAAAAGCATACTGACCTATAATTCATACGTTAAGAACCTATGTATTTGTAGACAACCATATTGGTCAAATAAAACTCAGAATCTGATTCAGCTCCAGTAGCGGGATCCCCAAGATCCTTCAATCTTACTAGTACAGTACCGTTTAGTGGAGTGTCATTGAGTTTGTCAAGAACGACGTGGCCCCATGTTCCTTTATCACTGTTTTCGTACATAGTGTTGTTTCCGTCATCATCCGTGTAGTAGCTGTTATATGTAGTGGCTGTAAAATAGTTTCGACCAAAGAACGCTATGTACGAAATACCTCCGTGCTGATCAGTAGATGAAGGAACATATATGTCGAATTCAAGTTTATATCTGTCTGAAGATCCAACCCCATTGAGATAGTCGTTTACTATAAAGAATCCAAGCGAGTCATCATCAGTAAGGGCTTTACTGGCGAGTAAACAATTATCCTTGCTTACCCCGTTGTTATCTGTAACTCCATCCTGATTAGAATCTAAAGCACCATAATTGGATGATATCGAAAATCCATCTACCTCGCCGTTCGAATCTACAGCTACACTAAAGTCCCATTGGTGGAATACTTCCCAATCTGAATTAGATGGTGCTTCAGGCGCAACAGACCTAGCTGAAGTAAACGACTTAGCAGGAGAAGTAGTTGTACCTACAGAGTTAGTTGCAAAAAACCTATAGTAATAAACCGTAGTTTCTGTTAAACCTGTTAAGTTAGCCGAAGTTGGGCTGGATCCAGAGGCGAGATTTATCGTGGTTTTAGTGCTAAAATCTTCGTTTGTATCGTACTCAAATCCTCTGGCCGTAGTAGTAGGGTTAGCGGAAAAAGCGGCTGAAAGAGTAGCTGAGCTATCCGTGATATCTGTGGCGTCATACAAAACCACAATAGGGGGTATGTTCGTAGCAGTTACTTGCCCTTTACTTGTGGTTGCTTTATTTCCTAGTCCTAGCATATCAAATTACTTTATAGTATGTTCTTCCGTTTTCGTCCCTACAAGCTTTGAGGCAACGCTTACGATTTTTATCAGGCCCCACATAACTAACGTGAACCCAGTTAGGGTTATCGTCATCACCAAATTCCCAAACCATCTGATCAAAGTCAATATGCTCTTTGATATAACGAAAGAGTTCACCGTTTGAGACACCTCCGAATACATCGCAGTCAATGTCGAGAGCTTGTCCGAGCATGTGCTGCGAACGCTTCGAACCGCCGATAGCAGCGTTGAGTTCAGGCGAACGATACCCGCTCGACACGTATAAAGGAACTCCGAAATGATTACGAACAGGTTGGAAAACATGTGTGGCTATTAGTTTAAGGTTGTCGATGATCTCTGGTGGCGGTGTATTGTCTATCCCAAGTCGTTTTG